TTGAAGACACTACTTTCACATTTGAACCTAAGTATTTGAATACAAAGAAACTCTATCAAATGTTATATGGTATTACAAATAATTACAGAAGATTGCATGATGGATATGCTCTGAGAGAAGTAATCAGAAGAAGATACATAATGAAACATAGAAGACAAGTGAATAAGAAGGAGAGGTAATAAGTATGGAATTTAAAGACTTTAGAAATATGATTTCTGATCATTTTAAGACAATGACAAAAGATGTTGATAGGTTGTTTGAAGTTGGTGTGGATAAGGATGAAATGTGGAATACATACCTTGATAGTTTTCCGACCGGAACAAATGAGATTTTTAGAAAAAGAAGAGAATATGATTGCAGTTGTTGTAGGCAGTTTGTCAAGCAAATCGGTAGTGCTGTGGTAATTAAAAATAATAAATTAGAAACAATTTGGGATTTAGGCATTCATGATGATAAATTTGAACCGGTTGCAAAAGCTATGTCTGATTTTGTAAGAAGACACTGCGTAACAGATGTATATGTAAGCAAATTTAAAAAGGTTGGAACAGAATATAACTACGAGCAGTATGAGAACGGAACAATGAAAAAGTGGGAACACTTTCAGATTATTTTAGACGATAAATTTGTGGACAAAACTGCTCGATCAATTGGAGATATTAAAGGTGGATTTAGAGACACGAAAAATGTATTTAAAAGATCACTTGATGAAATTTCCATGGATGCGTTAGAGACAGTACTTGAGCTTATCAATTCCAACACTCTATACAAAGGAGAAGAGTGGAAAACTATCCTGATGGAGTTTAAGAGATATAAGAAAGAATATGAAAAATTAAGTTCTGATGATGTTCGTGATTTATATACATGGGAGAATTCTGTAAAAGCAGGTATTGCAATTGGTCGAATCAGAAATCACAGTATTGGAACACTTCTTGTGAATGTAAGCAATGAAATGGATCTTGATACGGCGGTAAAAAAATATGAACAGATTGTAGCACCAACAAATTATAAAAGACCTAAAGCAATTTTTACGAAAAAAATGTTAGAAGATGCAAAGAAGACAATTTCTGAATTAGGATATATGGATTCTCTCAATAGAAGATTCGCAACTCTGGATGATATTACGGTGAATAATATTTTGTTCTCAAATAAAGATGCAGCGAAACGAATTTCAGATTCATCTGATATCTTTGGAGAACTAGAAAAACAGGCTGTAGTTAATCCAAGAAAATTTTCAAGAGTAGAAGAAATTACTGCAAATGATTTCATTAAAAATGTCTTACCATCAGCAAAAGAGGTAGAAGTATTGGTAGAGAATAAGCATTCGAATAATTTTGTTTCTCTAATTGCTCCTTGTAATAAAGATTCTAAATCAATGTTTAAATGGAACAATGGATTGAGTTGGGCTTATTCTGGAAATATTACAGACTCTGATATGAAACAGAATGTAAAAGCAGCAGGTGGAAATGTAGACGGTGTTCTTAGATTTTCTATTCAATGGAATGAAGATGGAAGAGATAATTGCGACTTGGACGCACACTGTATTGAACCAAATAGAAATGAAATTTACTTTAGTAATTGTAGAAAACCATCTTTGTCATCCATGACTGGACAGCTTGACGTAGATATTATTCATCCAAATGGCAAGGTTGCTGTGGAAAATATTACATGGTCAGATAAATCAAAAATGAAACCAGGTGTTTACAAATTTTTTGTAAATCAGTATTCAGGAAGTGCTAGAAATGGATTTAGAGCAGAGATTGAATTCAATGGAGAAATTTATTCTTTTGATTATAGCAATTCAATGAGAACGGGACAAGATGTTTATGTAGCTGATGTAATTTTGGATACTAATGGGGAATTTACAATCAAGGAAAAAATTTCCGGGAACTCTAAAGTCTCAAGTAGAACAGTTTGGGGAATTTCAACAAATGAGTTTACGCCGGTATCGGTAGTTTGTTATAGCCCAAATTATTTTGACGAACAGGACGGTATTGGTCATAGACATTTGTTCTTTATGTTGAACGGATGTAAAAATGATGAAGAACCAAATGGATACTATAATGAATTCTTAAAGAGTGAATTAGAAAAGCATAAAAGAGTATTTGAAGCTCTAGGATCAAAATGCCATGTAGAAGATTCTGAGGATCAGCTTTCTGGAATTGGTTTTAGCATGACAAAAAGAGCAGAGCTGGTTGTAAAAGTAAAAGGTGCAACAGAGAGAATTTTAAAAATTAAGTTTTAATCAAGAAGGAGAAAGTAATATGAGTACGAACATGTTTGAAATTGCTACTAGAAACAAATTTAGATTTCCATTTAAAGGTGTGATTTCTACTGAAGATTTATGGGATTTAAGTGTAGAGAGTCTTGACAATGTGTTCAAGACGCTTAACTCTGAGATGAAGAAAACAAAAGAAGAAAGTCTTTTGAGTACAAAGAGCAAGGACGATGAAGTGCTTGAACTAAAAATTGAAATTGTTAAACATATTGTTGCGGTAAAACAGGAAGAAAAGGAAGCAAGAGAAAGGAAATTCTTGGATAGAGAACGTAATCAGAAAATTATGTCTATTATTGCTGCGAAGCAGGATGAACAGTTACATAATATGTCAGTAGAAGAATTGCAGAAATTGCTTGTAGAATAAGTGAATAATAAAACAGACACTCATCTCCGCGACCAAACTTTGATGGGTGTCTGAAAACACAATACATTGGACAATTAGGAATCCAACGCAACTAATATATTACATATCTTTTTGTGCTGAGTCAAGCATGGATTTCCAAATTGAGAAAATTAAATATAGGTGGGAGTGATTATTATCGGAGAGTACAAGCCAATTAATTTTACATATTATAATCCGAGAACCAGCATTTTTAAATCTGGGAAAAGTGACAGAGAACGTATTTCTGTTTATAAGTGTAATAATTGCGAAAATTGCGATGCTTATAAGCGCAAATGTTGTGTGATGCTGAATGGATTATGGTGGCATAAGTGTCCTTACGGCACAATTGAAAAGAAAGAAGGTTTTACAAAAGCAGCGCGTAAATGCGGATATTTAGTAAGTGAATATAAGGGAAAATACGGAGATGTTGAATATGCGTTAAAACCATTAAATTTTGTATGCGAAATTGGAGATTATGTTTATCTTGGATTGCCACATCTTAATGGATATAATAATCCGATTCGAAATAGTGATTTCTTTGTAGATAATGACATGATTAAGAAAGAAGATTTTACACCTGAATTTATTGTGGAACTTATTAAATATAGACCATATGCACTCATGGGCGGAGAAATATCTTCTTATCAGAAAGAATATGTTCCAAAGTTTTGTGATCAACTTAAAAGATTTATGCCTGATATGTATACAAGAGTGTGTGAAATTTATCCGGAAATTAGGTCATTGGTAGAGAATATTGATTATACAGGCAAGAGAGCAAAGTTAATGACACTTCTTCCTGGGGAAGTTAAATTATCAACAAAAATTCTTGAGTGGGATGGTGAATTGCTGCATGGAGAAGGATACCAGATTTCATTTTGGGGATT